GATGCTAATGAAGGTAAAGGCTTACGTGTATTTCAGTATGCAAAAGGTTACAGGTTTCTTACGAAAATTAATAGGACACCTGATGTAGAGGAGATTAAATCATGGTAAATCATTGGGTATGTTATCATACTGTAAAACCTTTTGTGCCTAACCCAGAGAAATTTGGTTTTGTTTATATCATAACCAATATGAAATCAGGTAAAGCATATGTAGGTTGTAAACAATACTATATAGGTAGAACAAAGAAACAACATAAATGGGAAACTTATATGAGTTCTTCCAAGTATCTTAAAGCTGATATAGAAAAGATAGGTAAGAAACATTTTACATTTGAAGTCATAGCAGAATATAAAAACAAAAGAAGTCTACGATACTATGAAGCATACTATCAAATGAAATGGAATGTACTTACTGCTACACTTATTGCAGATGGTGATGAACCTGCATATTATAATTCATATGTAGGTGGTAAATGGTATAGACCTATTGAGAGTTATAAAGATCCTGAATATCTAAAAAAACTTAGTGAATCTAAATTAGGAGAAAAAAATCCTATGTATGGTAAGAATTTTTCTGAAGAACATAGAAAGAGAATAGGTGAAGCTAAATCAAAAGGTAAAGCAGAATTTTATCTTGATGGTAAACGAATGGTTATTGATTGTATAAGTGGATGGTGTATAGATAATGGTTACAATCGTGGGAGTGTAGCTGCAATAGCACGAACAAATAGAGATGGGTTTTATTTTAATAAAGATAAGACGAAAGGTAAAGCAAGAGCATTCTCTTGCAAAGGACCTTTAGGAACTATAACAAAAATAAAATGGTTAGGAAAGGAGGTAAACAATGTCAGTCAAGAAAGCAATGTATGAGTCAGCTCTATCTGAATTTGAATCAACAAGAGATAAAGCTATTTCTACTGCACGTATATACTTGGAACATCCTGTGGGTATAGGAGAACATCCCCAAGTTATTGATGAATTTATTAAGCAAATAAAAATAGCTGCTGAAAATGAAGAAGCTATCTATATGTTACAAAATATATTTCAAGATGAGATAAGTCCAAAAGAAAAATGATAGATGGAAGAAGACTATTTAAGTGTAGCGATAGATGTATCTTCTAAAACTAGAGATAATCCTGAAAGAGTTTTGTTCTTATCTGTTATATTACAAGCACTATTAGATGCTACGAAAACAAAGAGTAAAGTAGAACCTTCTCAAACAAGTATTGAGAGGGAGAGAGCACGTGCATGGTTCTTCTGTAGTGTGGGTGTAACGTGTGATAACTTTGAAACTGTATGTTACAATGCAGGATTAGATCCTGATTATACAAGAGGGTTTGCATACAAAGTAATTAACTCAAAGGAGATAGGATATGTCAGACAAAAAATTAAAAGAGTCTTGGATAAAAAATGAAAGGCATGATGAATACATGGCAAGAATGAGTGCTTCAGAAAAACAGATAGGTGGAGATCATTATAAGAATTGTAAGATACAACCTATTGATTATATTTATCAGAATAATCTTGACTTTCTAGAAGGAAATGTGGTAAAATATATTACTCGTCATAGAACAAAAGGTGAGGGTAAAAAAGATATAGAAAAAGTAATACACTATGCAGAATTAATATTAGAGTTAGCTTATGGAGAGAAAAGATAATGGCAAGTAATTATTTACCAACTGATTACCAATCATTTATACATATGTCTAGGTATTCAAGATGGTTAGAAGAAGAAGGAAGAAGAGAGACTTGGGTAGAAACTGTAGGCAGATTAATAAAATATTTTAAAAGTCATATAGAAAATAATATTGAAGTAAAGGTAACTAGTGGTACATGGCATATGATTGAAGAAGCTATACTATCTCTTGAAGTAATGCCATCCATGAGAGCTTTAATGACAGCAGGTAAAGCATTAGATAGAGAACATATAGCAGGTTATAACTGTTCTTATATTCCTATTGATAGTCCTAAAGCATTTGATGAAGTTCTATATGTCTTAATGAATGGAACAGGTGTAGGATTTTCTGTTGAAAGACCATACATAAATGGTTTACCTACTATACCTGATAAAGAATTTGAACATACAGATGATGTTATATCTGTTGCTGATTCAAAAGAAGGATGGGCAAGAGCATTTAGAGATTTAGTATCTTATCTTTATACAGGTAGAATACCTAAGATAAGTGTAACTAAAGTTAGACCTGCAGGTTCCAGACTTAAAACATTTGGTGGTAGAGCAAGTGGACCTCAACCTCTTGTAGATTTATTTGATTTTACTATTAGTAAATTTAAGAATGCTCAAGGTAGAAAGCTTACCAGTTTAGAATGCCATGATATAGTTTGTAAGACAGGAGAAGTTGTAGTTGTTGGTGGTGTTCGTAGGTCAGCATTAATATCTTTATCTAATTTATCTGATGATAGAATGCGATCAGCTAAGACAGGTGAATGGTGGAATACAAATCCTGAAAGAGCATTGGCAAATAATTCTGCTGTATATACTGATCAACCTGATACAGGAACCTTTATGAAAGAATGGCTATCTCTATATGAAAGTAAATCAGGTGAACGTGGTATATTTAATAGAGCATCAGCACAAGCTAAAGCTAAACAGAATGGTAGAAGAAATGCTGATGTAGATTTTGGTACTAATCCTTGTTCAGAAATTATTCTTAGACCTAATCAATTCTGTAATTTAACTGAAGTTGTTGTACGATCTACAGATAATATGGACAGCTTAAAAAGAAAAATAAAAATAGCTACTATACTTGGTACTATACAAGCAACCTTTACAAACTTTGGTTATTTAAGGAAGAGATGGATAGATAATACAGAAGAAGAAAGATTATTAGGTGTATCTCTTACAGGTATTATGGATAATTCTGTATTAAATGGAACTGATACAGGATTAGAAAATACTTTACAAATTTTAAGAGAAGTTTCTATTAAAACAAATAAAGAATGGGCAAGTAGATTTGGTGTACCTCAATCAACAGCTATCACTTGTGTTAAACCATCAGGTACTGTTAGTCAATTAGTAGATAGTGCTAGTGGTATTCATGCCAGACATAATCCTTATTATGTTAGAACAGTTAGAGGTGATAATAAAGATCCATTAACAGAATTTATGAAAGCTTCAGGCATACCTAATGAACCTGATTATTTAAAACCTGATCATACAACTGTCTTTTCTTTTCCTATGATGGCTCCTAAAGGTTCTGTATGTCGTAATGACATGACAGCTATACAACAATTAGAACTCTGGAAAATATATGCACAACATTGGTGTGAACATAAACCTTCTGTAACTATATCAGTTAAAGAAAATGAATGGACACCTGTTGGATCATGGTGTTGGGATAACTTTAAATATTTAAGTGGTGTATCTTTTTTGCCACATACAGATCATACATATAAGCAAGCACCTTATCAGGATATAACTGCAAATAAATATAAAAGCTTGTGGAAAAAACTTCCAAAAGAAATAGATTGGAATAAACTTCAGGAATTTGAAACAGAAGATAATACAAAGGGATCACAACAACTTGCCTGTACTGCAGGTGTATGTGAATTAGTGGATATATAATGGAAGAGGAAGTAATAGAGCAACTCAAAACCATAAGAGATCCAGAGATACATCTTGATATAGTAGAGCTAGGTCTTATATATAATATATCATTTGAAAAAATACAAAGCTTTAGTCCAGATGGAGAAGATTCTATGCAAGAAAATAAGTGTAATATTTTAATGACACTAACTACTGCATGGTGTCCTGTTGCTCAAGAGATGCCCATATGGGTTAAAGAAGCTGCCTTGAAAGTAAAAGGTGTATCTGAATGTGATGTGGAAGTTACCTTTAATCCAGCATGGGATAGAGATAATATAACAGAAGCTGGTAAATTAGAATTGGGATTAGTGTGACGTATCTTGTAACTGAAGCTTGTATAAAATGTAAGTACATGGATTGTGTAGAAGTTTGTCCTGTAGATTGTTTTTATGAGGGTGAAAATATGTTAGTTATCCATCCAGATGAATGTATTGATTGTGGAGTTTGTGAACCTGAGTGTCCTACTGAAGCTATATATCCAGATACTGAAATGGAAGATGTAGAACCTTGGT